AATTTATTATGCATATCTTCAATTTGTGAATCATTAAATTGATAATAATTTCTGTAAAGATATTCAACTGGAAAAATACCCAAGCCTTTAACAGCTTGAACAACCCTAGCTTTTTGCTCATCTATGTCCAATTGCCTTTTAGCAGCCATATCCGATGGTTCGGGAAGTTTAATTTTAAGTTTGGATACCTCCAAAGCTGGAAAGCCTTTTATTAGGAGATGGCGTTTAGCAATTGTCTCTAATCCTATCTGAATGCATTCCTGCACTCTTACAATAACTCTAGCAAACTTAACATCCAGTTGGCTAAGATTTGCTTTGCGTTCTGGGGATTGATCTTTCTCAACAATATAATCCTTAGGAATTTTTAATGTGGCTAAAAGCTTATCTCTAAAGTACTTGACATCATCGACCTCACCCAGGTTTTCCGCACCCTTAAGAGTTTCAATCTTAGACCCAGAACCTTTTCCATTAACAGCAACAAAGAAATCTTCGTCCTGAGACATAGGATTAAATCTTGAATCAACTTCCCCTGTTTGGCGATTGAAATATTTTTCTTTCTTAAATTTATTCTTTTGTTGATCAATATAATGTTCAGCTTTCGATGCTGGGAGATTTCCAGTATCTATGTAGAAAATTCTTCGTTCGGGTGCCCTAGTTAGGCGATAAATAAGCATCGCGTCCTCCATCATCTTTAAGGACTTATATACTGTTCTAGCCGCTGAAGCTATTGATTTTCCATATGGGTAATAACTTGGATCCGATGTAAATAATCTAAAATGAACTATTTGATTTTTATCTAATGGAATTACAGTTTTCTTTCTTATTTTTTCAGCCATTGCACCAAAAGAATCCAAATTCAACAATACTGGTATTTCTTGTAAAAAATCAGTTAAAATTCCAAATTCATTTTCAATCCTAAACAAATAATTAGGATCTAATATTTTAATTTTTTGGACTCCAGCTTTTATGTTTTCGACATCAACAACAATTTCTAGGAAGCAATCTCCAAATTTAACAGTGTTTCTAACAATATCCCAAATAAAATTCTTCAAAGATAAAGAAGTAAACAATGCCTCCACTTCTTCCTTTACTAAAGCATCCTCACTCTCTATGCCCCAATAAGTACCATCCAAGTTTGTTTGTGTTGAGTCATCAGCATAGATATCGAATGCAGCACATATCTCTGGGTAGGAATCCATATTTTCAAATTCGCTATATCTACTCTTACGCGCTAGTTCCTCCTGAGTTTGGGGTATTGTTTCTGTAGCTTTAAACGGGGATATCGACCCTAGAATACTTCTGCGGATAATAGTATCTCCGGAGAGGTGATGCAATTCTGCTGGCTGTATTGAGACCGGAAGGGATGAGTTCAGATCTTCCAATGGCTGATTTTTTCGCTTTGACAAAAACTTAGCAAAGAACTTACCTGATCTACCAATAGGATAATACCATGACCCAAACCAGCTGGAAATGCCCCCTGCGTCTGGTGAAAATTCAGTATACCCTTCGTTTAACTTAATAGCCATGTTAGATCTTCTTCCTCAATTCTACCCCCAGGTAGTTTTATAGTATATTTAGACTTTGACATCGGTAAACTAAATTTAACTTCGTCATTTGGTTTATGCTGTATCATAGGAGTATTGAATCTTATTTCCGTATATCCAAATACTGCTATTGCTAAAGCCATAATTAAATCGTCGTGACAATTAGTATCCGATGTGTATCTACCCATTTCATCAATAATAAAAGTTAAAAATTCATCTACCGTGCGCTCAGAGTTAATTTTAATTTTATTTAGTCTAATAGCGTCATCCATCTGAACCAACATTTGACGGCGATTTGCATCAGCAACTTGAACCCCAGGCTCATGTTTATCATCTAAAAATAAATTTTCGTATTGTTCTATTTCTTTAATCTGGTATATTAAATTGTGCCCAATAAGATTACGTTCTGGAATTAAATAAGCGGTATTATATTCCCTACCTATTTGGCATACTATATTTGCAAACTCGTTAATTGGAGTGCGATTAGATTTGAATTCTGCAACCTGTTCCCCCGAGTATAAATCTAAAACCTGAGCTACTGACGAATCAAGACCTCGACCAATAGCAGTATCAACGCCGATAACATAATCATGGCTAGGATGCGGTCCCTTCCAAACACGTAATCTATTATTGAAACGAGTCGAAAAGTTTTCATTGATTTGTTCCTTAAGCTGGGTTAATACCTCCCCATCTATAAAAGTATCACCAGTTCCTAAAAACTCAGCCTCATACTCCTGTAACCACTCTTTTTGGGAAATTGCTCCTCTCGTAGTCCTTTCCCATTTATCAATATCAATTGGAGGTTCTTGGGCTAAAAGACGTTCGTACATCTTTTCAAACCCAGCATGGCGTTTATACTGGGGATGATCTTCCCAATTAATATCGATAGCATGAAAAGTGTTTTCGCCCCTAGTTGCAGCAGAATACTGATTATGGAACCAGTTGCCCACTCCGTTTACAGTGGAAAGAGCAATAACGGATCCACCAGTAGAAATAATTGGAAACGCAGCAGCCCAAATGGTATCAATATTTTCAATAAACGCAGCTTCGTCTAATATAAGTAAAGATCCTGCAACTGAACGACCGGATTGTTTACTTGAAGACTTAGACCTAATTTCCGATCCATTACTAAACCTCATGGCATGTGCAGAATCTTTAAGCAACTTGGGCTTAAAATCATCTGGTAATTCATCATAAGCAGTTTTCATCCGGGATAGAACTTCCATGGATGCGTCATCATCCTTTGAAAGGATAACTACTTTAAAATGTGAAGTGAACATGCACTTCCAAAGTGAATAGGCAGCAACTAACGTAGTGCAGCCAGCTTGCCTAAATTTACGTAATATATTAAATCTATTAGTTTTAAACTCGGTAACAAGATTTTTTTGAAATTCGTAGAGGTCAAATTTAACCAGACCGAAGATAGGATGAACCACTTTAATGTAGTTGCAAATAAAATATACCGGATCTTTCCGACATTTTTCAAATTCAATACGTATTTTATTTAATTCCATCTATAATGAGATATATTATATGATATATACAATAATATGTAGTAGGAAAGATAAAGTAAACAAGAGCTTATCTAATCTTATATCTTACCTAACTAGGGCAGATATTAAGTATTATATCGCTTATGACCAAGAAAGTATCTTTAAGGGATACGAATTAGGTTTGGAAGAACTAAAACCTAATCCAGAGGATATAATTATCCTTTGTCACGATGATATTGAATTATTATCAGACGTAGAGGATTTTAAACAAACTTTAGTTTCTTCTTTGGCAGACCCAAAGATAGGTTTTGTTGGTCCTGCAGGTACAACGGATTTAGGCATAGACGCAACTTGGTGGCACCAGACTCGCAGATCCCAGGGCCTACATTCAGGCTTTGTATTCCAAGGAAACAACAGGGAGACTATGACCCCGAACTACTTTGGGCCTTGTAGAAATGTAGTAGTGCTTGACGGATGCTTTATAGCGACCAGAAAATCGACCCTAGACTTGGTAGGAATTAAAAAACCGAAAAGTTTTCCTACAAATTGGGATTTCTATGACCTATACTATACAATGCGTGCCTACGAACTCGGATTTACTAATCGCGCCATTGCGATTTTAATATTGCATAACTCTGATGGAGAAATGCGCCCAACTTGGGACGAGAATAGAAGAGCATTTCGTGATATGTTTAGATTACCAGTAAGGTGCAAATGATGAATAATGAACTAGTTTATTTAATTGTGTTTATTTTAAGTATTTATGGTGGATCCAATGGAATTGTTTATTCCACGCTACTTCTGCCATTCCGCTTATGGGTTACGTATAAGAAATATGAGATTAATGATAACGGGCAAATAATTAATACTACTGTAAGACAATTTTTTGCAGCAAAATTTCTATCCAAATTAATAAATTGCCCACTGTGCATGGGTTTTTGGCTTGGAATTATTTATTCGCTAACTATTTCTAGTCCATGCCAATCAACTACCCAGTATTTAGAGTATAGTATCCCTTGTATGCTATACGATGGGTTCCTAGGCAGTGCTGCATCCTGGATTATACATCTACTTCTGTTTAGACGAATGAAGGAATCCTAGTCAACACCCATTAGCACAATGAGTCA